TTGCGCCAATCTAACCGCAATTTGAGCGGCTTCTTTTTTGTTTATTAAATCAATTTGTGCGCCTTCTTTTTGCCTATCCTTTGCAGCAGTTGATCTTATATTTGCCAAATCTGTTGCTAAATTTAACCGCAATTTTTCTTCGCTAACTGCTTTTTCACCAACCATTATTGCGCGTTGATCCAACAAAAACATTTTGGAATTAATGTCAGCACGTTTTACCAATAACTTAATTTCCTCTTGCAAGTTTTTTCTTGCTTCAGCAATCTTTTTCTCTTTATCCGTTAGGGTTTTGTAATTTCCTTGTTGGGGAGTTTTTGCAATATTGACTGATTTCATTTCGTCGGGTGACGCTCCATATTGACCGACAATTGCTTCGCCCGGAGCACCACCAAGTGCAGCACCGAAATCTATTTCTGTTGAACCACCTTCCGTTAATCTTTTATATTCAGATACCAAATCTGCCATGTGATTCACCAACAGCGCAAATGGCGCAACCATTTGTTGTATCACCATATACACAGATTTAATTGCCGCTTCTATATTTCCCCATGCTTTTGCATTTTCTTGCAATGCCATTAAAAGATTTGGATTGCCCAATTCTTTATAGTTGGCAACGAATTGCCGCCAATCTGTTCCGCGCACTGCTTTACCAAGCAAATCAGTTTGCAATGCTGTCCGTTGAGTTGTATCAGATACCTTTGACAATTCAAAAGCGACACGCTTAAATAATTCTGGCAGTTTTAATTCTTGAACATCTTTGCCGCTGATTCCTAATTTTTTAAATGATTCTCTTAATTCATCGCTTCCATCCCTTGCGCCTTGTTGAGCAATGGCTAGTTTTTGCAATGCGCCTTCTACAAAATCCGCTTGTCCTCCTGACGCTATGAATGCCGCTTGCATTGCTACCAATGACGCTGTCGTTACGTCAAATGCTTTGGCGGTTTCGTCTATTTTGTCTGCATATTGAAACGCAGCAACAACGCCAGTACCAAAACCAGCAAGTGCGATAGTTGCCTTGCCTAATGTTTGCATGGCTTCTTCTTGTGCTTTTTGTGCATTACGCAAAGCACGTTTTTGATTCATTTCGAATTCGCGTGTTTTCTTGGTGGCAGTATCCACACCAGAAACGAATTGGGATGTATCAATCCCAAGTATTACGCCGAGGCGAGCGATTAAAGACATAATTTATTTTCCTGTTGGAGAATTCATTTTTGCTTTGTATTTTTCAATTTGTCTAGCAATTTCTTCTTTTAATTTTGACGTTACGTTCGTAGTATTTTCCTGCAATGCTGGTCGCAAATAAGGTCGCGGAGCCATACGCACTGTACCAAATTCCCTTTGCAACGCGCTAACAGATTGTTTGGATGCGCCTTTTGGTGCTGTAATAGTTTTGTTTTTATTCTTTGTTCCGTATTCAACAAACATAGCGCGACCATCAGAAACGTCATCGCCTTTTTTATTTAACAATGCACTGACTTGTGCAATCACCAAATCATTTGGTTCTACATATTTGGAACGTTTATCTTTTGGTTTTGCAATTTTTGCGTTTACGCGCAATGTGCGTTTTAGTTGTCCAGTGTCATAGCCATGACCCGGAACTAATTTTGATTTAGCGGATTCCAATACAATTTTCATTGCATTACGCGCAGCAGGAATTAAGACATTTTTATCTGCGCTAGGTACGCCATAATCTTTGCTGATTTGCTCAAGCAAATATGCCAGTTCTTCCGTACCCCAAATATCGGATTCTGTTTTTCTCATTTTATATATCCCTCCGATCCGGGTCTTGATGCTAAAAACATTTTTAATCGCTCATTTACTTCATTTTGTTTTTGTTCTTCTGACAATGGTGGATAAATATATTCATATGCCGTATCGATAATATTTTCTAACGAATATGCTTGGCTTTGATCTGATCGTAAATAATTAAATATACCTGCTGTTAATGATCCTAATGTTGTAAGAATTTTTTTATTGCCAACAATTCCGTCTGCATACGACACCATAACTAAGCGGAAATCTTCTTCGCTCATTACGTCTGGATTTCCTCCATGCGCCAAAATGTATGCGCGAGTTTGTAAACGTAATGAGCCAATTAGTTTTTTCTGGTTTCCTCATATCCCGGAGAAATTACTTCCGCAATTTTTTTCATTAACTCCAATTGAACTGGAAACGGAAATTCATCGTTTATTTCTTGATACGTTAAATTTTCCATTGTCGCGCCTTCAACTTCCGGCACAAGCAATTTAACCATCTCTAAAATTCTTTGTTCTGTTTGTGCGGTCATCTTTGCCAATTCTCTAGTTGACCGCCCATCTACTATTACATCATCTTGCAAGAAAACAATTGATTCGCTTTCCAATTCTTTTTTCTTTTCAAACAACGGAGTAAGCATTTCGTTCGTTTTGCTTTCCGCGTTTACTTCCATTACTCGTTTATTGATTGCTTCCAATTCGACCGACAACGGAACGCGAACCTTAAACTTTTGTCCACCTAGATTAAATGTTCTTGTTCTTAATTGCTGCTGGTTCACTTTCAATAGTTCTGATAATTTCATTATGCCCTCAACATTTTGTCGTAGATTGTATTGTTCAACTTAATTACATAATCAACTATTTGCTCTGGCGTTAATTTGTCTGCGTGGATTATTGCCATTTTGTACGCAGCATCAATGCCAGCAATACGTTGCTGTTGATAACCAAACCAATTTTTCTGACCGCTGCTGGATTGGTTAATTATGTAAGTCAGTAAATCTTGTGAATTATTTATGGTTGTCATGTCATGTAAAAATGCCCCCCGAAGGAGGCATTGTTTTTATTAAGGATTGTTTGACCATCCGTAAGAATTGCCACCAACTGGATGAATAGTAAATTCGAATTGACCTTCTGCTGCTGTACTCATTGTCCATTTCAAACCACCAACGCGACCGTTAAATGCATATGCAACGGTATCAGTACCGTCATAAACAGCAACAACATATGTACGAATAATCGTACCGTTATCACCGTCATCACGCATCAATAATTGCGCTACATCGGCTGGATTCCATGGACAAGTAATTGTCAACGAAGTTACTTGGTTTTGAGTTGTGATCTTTGCGCCTGTTCTTGCACCAGCAACAGAGTACGCAGCAAACGCATCATCAGAACCAAATGGAGGAACCTGCTCAACGGGAATTTGAATGCCACTGCCGCCTGTACCACCAGCAGAAGTACCAATGATTGAAGCAACCTGACCTGTCCAAGTGCCAAGTTGAGTATCGGTTAATGGCGTTGGCACTGCGTCATCTTGACACCATAGGGTAGCAACATATCCCGGTAGGACTTTATTAATAAGAGCCATTTTTAATTTCCTTATAAAGAAAAGTTAATCAATCTTGTCTTATGTCGGAACATCGATTGTGCAATCCATAACAATCTGGTTCATACCTATATCATCATCGTATGTGTTGTATAACCAAAACACATCGGCTTTTGCAATGAAAAAGCCAGAACCAGCAGGATCACCAAACATACCAGAGTAACCATGCAATGCTTGTAATATCGTATCAGATAGATTAAAACAATCATCCATATCTTTTGTAAAAACTGTGATCTGGAATATTGGTCTATCTATCCCTTTATTGTTTTGTGTTTGACCCGTATAAACCGGCTGATGAATACTTCTTAATTGCCACGTTACAAATTTAGTTTGCGTTGCCCAATTTCGATTGAATGCAGCATACACCGGCACTGGATCGACTATGCCGCCAAGTTGATACTGAATACATTCAGCATATTGAAATGGATTTTGCTGTACGCTCATACTCTAGTGTCCGGATCATTCCTGTAACACATCAATGTAACTTTCATTCGATCATTTGATTCCCGCACATCCGTAATTCGCCAATCTGCATTACGCCAAGTAATTGAATAATCGTTTTGATTATCAACAATCAATTTAGCATTTGGCGTGTAATTAATTGTGAATGTAACTAAGTCCGAATAAACACGATAACGCTCTGAAATTCTTACGCTGTTTGCTACATCATGCGTTAATGCTCTTGTTTCAAACCATTTTGTTATTGCTGTTGTGTACTCACCAATACTATTCACACTATTGGTTACGTTGTTTACCGTAATGTTTTCGTACCGGACAATTGTCATTACATCACCAAAGTTTTATATGGTCGCAGCAATTGATCTACACCAAACGGTATTTGCGCTTTCATTGCTACGCTATCGCCGACGGTAGAACGATTGTTATACAGATGCGTCAACAACATTAATCCTGCTTGCTTCACTACTGGATAGTTTGCAATCGGGCTGCGGTTTTGTGTGTACGTCACCATGACCGGATTTGCTACTTGTTGATTCAAAGCATTTGGTAACGCAGTTAAAATAACTTGGTTTCCTGTTGGATCATACGAATATAAATTTGGCGCAATAGTTACCGGAATAGTGTTTGATGTTGTATAACATTCAACCTTATTTATAACCACTCCGGGCTGACCTTGTAATGGCGGTGATACTTCCGGCAAATCTAAATATACCGCCGTGTTGTACAAACCAAAATTAGGATAATAAATTTTGTATTGTGTTGGAAAAACTGCTTGACCTAAATAATCTTCGATTGCCATTCGCGTAGCCAATTCCAATCCCGAAAGATAAGAATCTTGGCTTTCATCATCAAACAAATTTAATTGCTGCGTTATTTCTTCCATCGTCAACCATTCGGTTGATAGGTCGCGGTTTACCTGTTCAATTTTTGCGTAATTGAACGGATTACGTTGATCTGAATAAAACGGCGCCAGAGTTTGATTTTCGACAGGCATCGCTGAATCCTTTACGCTGCGCTTGCACGAACACCAGCAAACGGATCACGTACTGTAGATACCATCCGTTTTTCGGCGTACATGGTAATGAATCCCGGCGCAGTTTGATCCATCATTTGTATTGCCATTTCTTCCACATCGGCAATAGTCATAAACTTTTCCCAATTAGCCAAATAGATTGGGAATGCAGAACTAAGATATGCATTTGGAATTACAGGCCAACCAAAGATAGAACCCAATGCGCCTTCTTCATATGCTTCACCAATATCAAGGAACAACGGCAATCCAGAATTGTCTTTCAACTGGCGTAGTGTTTGAATCATTGTTGGTGACATATGCCATGCAGTTGTTGGCAATGACCAGTATTGCGAAGGCAACGCGTTAGCAATATCCACAATTTTGTTATAAGTTGGCGGCAATCCTCCAAGCGATACTGTACTAATTTGATGCAAACCATCTGTCATAGCAGTACCACTATTGCCAAACGCTGCTGACGCTCCTGAATTATAAAAATCTAAACCGCGCAGACCATTAGTGCCACCGTATGTAGTTGTTACACTTCCGGCTTGATCGTTATTTTGTGCCATTGAATATGCTTCTTGCTGAGAAAATTCCAGCGTCATATCTTCAATCAATTCCGCTTGTAATCCGTTAATGTCATCCAATGCTGCGGTACGAATTGGCAATTGTGCGGTAATAACA